GTTGGTGCTGTTGCACTTGCAGTATAACTTAATGCTTTCCAGTTACTTGCTCTGAATTGTTTAGGATTTGTTCCTGAACCTGTGCCTGGCTCAAATCCCATGTTAGTTGTTGTTTGTGAGATACCTGCTTCTACTAGTGTGCCGTCTGTATCAACAAATTTCATCTCACCACCTTTTGTGTGTTCAATTACTATTCTGTTTTGTGAGTCAACACTTGCTTTAACATTTGTAAATCCAGCGCCATTTATTTGACCTGCAATTACATCTGCATCTGTAGCCGCACCAGTTAATGTACTTGTTACTGTAATTGGTGCATTTAAAGCCTCTTGACCTACAATTGATTCTGCAATAGTAAATGATTTACTACCTGCTGTTAATCCTGTAGATATTGCTGTACCTGTAACTTTTGTTGAACCTGTTGATTCTCTTCTGAAAATTACATGGTCAACTTCAGTTGTACCATTGCCGTAGTTGATGTATAAATCACCCACTGCCAAACCTGCACCGCCACCTGTTTTATCTAAATTGAATAATGCAGATTCGTTGCTAGAATGTAATGGAGCACTTAGAGTTTCAAATAATTTTGTTGTGTCGTTCCATTTTTTAACACTCCATTTAGCACCTAAATTAGGCTCTGTAGTTTTTAACCAAACTGAACCAGTTGGTCTTGGATTTGCATCTGTTGATTTGAACTCTGGTACTGAAGTGTGTGGAGCAATTTGTAATGCTGGAACATTGTAAGTAGCCGCTGTTATACCAAATGATGTGCTTACATCTGCTGTACCATTTGCTATTTGAACTGTACTGCCTGCTTCACCTGTGTAAAATATTTCTAAGATACCGCCGTTGTTTCTTGCACTTAATCCTGAAACACCAGCACCGTTGATATCAGTTACTGCTGAATCTACTGTTGTACCACTGTTTGTAATTGTTGTATTTTGTGCATTGATTGTGATAACATAGTTCTGTCCTGAACTTATTGTACCGCCTGCTGAACCTGAGATAGTTGGATTAGAACCGACCCAAGCCGCTGTACCTACCGCTACCCAGGCACCATCATATTTTTTGTAGAATAAATCGTTGTTTGTGTCAGTGGCATTAATCGCATAATCACCTGCTTGTCCTACTGAATTTTTAGGAAAGTTAGCAGAAATTTGATCTGCGTCTGTAATTACTGTTACTGGTTGATTTGTAAATGACTGACCACCTGTTGTTGTTGCTGGTGAACCATTCCATTCAAATACACCGTATTTTGAATTTACTGTATCAAACCAATGTGTGCCTGCTACTGGATCAGCCGCTGGTGCATTTGCACTTGCTTCTAATTGACCTAAGTCAACATTTGCTCTTACAACGAATGCTCTATTGGCAACACCTAAGAATGAATAAGCCGCTTGTAATCCATACTCGTTAGTTTCACCACCGTGGATTGGATTATTACTAGCATCAGTTTTGAATACTGGATCACCAAATGTTTCTGCTAATTCTCTTTGTGAAGACATCAAGAAAACTTTGCCGGCATTTGCCGCTGTTGTTCCTTGTGCTGTTCCTGTTCCAGAACTAGATGTTTTGTCTTGTGCTGTTGCTATGAATATACATGGAACCGTTCCTGGTTCTGCTGGTGTATAAAAACTTTCGTCAATTACGCTGACTTGTACTCCTGGTGAAACTAATCCTGCCATTTGCTTATCTCCTACTTAAAGTATTAAAAACTTTATTATTGTTTGTATTTATAACATTATGCCGAAATGCACCAAATTAAAAGGTATAAAAAAGGGGTTGGAAAGGGCAGGTAAATACGTGTATATGAGACCGTTATGTACCAAATGCAGTAAAAGACCAGCCGCAGTTAACTATAAAAAAGCAGGCAAAACATATTACAGGAAAAAATGCGAGTTGTGTTTGCGTTACGGTGGTCCAAGTGGATATATGCCTAAATGGCACGTGGCAGGCTATCGTTTGCAAAGGCAATGTGATAAATGTGGACACAAAAGTCAATATGATTCACACTTTAACGTGTTCCATATAGATGGCAATTTAGATAACTGTAAATTCAATAATCTAAAAACTGTGTGTGCTAATTGCCAAAGATCTTTGCACCTTGAAGGAATCCGTTGGAAACAAGGTGATCTTGTACCTGATTTTTAAGACTGTTAATTGTTGAATTATTTTCAAATTCTGCATTGAAATTTGTGTTTGCCCATGCCCATTCTGATGGGTGAACGTCTTTAGGTTTTTGTCCAATATCCTGATACATTCTGAACCACATTGGCAGTTGTCCTCGTTTTACCCACCAAACTTCACCACCTAATTCTTGAATCATATCTGCTTCATTTTCAAATCTCACATCTGGAATAACCCAATTAATATGTGGATTGTCTTGCAATTTCTTTTTGACTAAACTGACCCAGATGCCGTCATGAAATCCATCTCTCATGCATTCTGTTCCAAACTTTTGTAAAACTAGTCTTGGAGTGACTTCATGTTTTAATTCCATACTCCAGAAAGGATCCATTTGTTCACGCCATTTTCTGCTTTGTTCTGTTTTGCCATCCAGTAAGTCCCTATTCCAATCAAACATTGTAGCAACACTGTCTTTAAGTTTGTCTGCAAAAGACAATTTTACAAATGAATGATCCTTAACTAAATGATCTGCTATTGTGTCTTTGCCTGCTCCTATCAAGCCACATATTCCTATAATCATATTTCTAACTGTTTTGTTCCTGATCCAATTTTTCCCACAGGAAAACTATTAAAAGCCAAACTGATTCGTGCCACATCAGCAGGTTGAGGATATACTGTGTGTTCTAACCAGGACGGAAACATCAATACGTCTCCTGGCTTAGGCATAACACCATAGTAGTCTGTGTTGTATTCGTTTTTGTTGTTTTCTTCATACGTAAGTTGAACATTTTGATGTGCAATATTTGTGTACAAATAAGGTTTCTCAAATATTATAGGTGCACAATCTGGTGTTGTTTCTATGTAGTACACACCACTTATTACACTGTTAGGATGTGAATGCTTGTATATTTGTTCACCCTTGTTGTTCCTGTTAATCCAACTTGTTGTGATTCTAAACTCTTCTTTTATGCCCAGCACATCTTTTGTAAAATGTTTTAAAGTTTTTTGTATATTTGCTTTAAGAGATTTTAATTGTGGAGTACCCAATAAATGCATACCTCTATTTTCTGGTGGTAAGTGGTCATCTGAATGATCTGTACCAACACTTTGTGGTGGGAAATCTAATTCTCTTATCCAAGTTTTCTGCAATATATCCAATTCACCTATTGATGCTTTGTATAAAGGCACGGAGAATAATGGAATCATTTGATGTTGCATATCATACGATAATACAACAGAAATGCTAATATGTCAATATGGAATTAACCAATTAAGAATGAATAACCTTGACCACCTGCAGTTTGAGTTTTGACTTCTGCTTCTAATCTTTCCATTTCAGCCTGTGCTTCTTGTTTTAAGGTTTCACCATTTAGTGATGTACCACCTTGTGGCCCTGCTATTGTGTTGAATTTGCTTCTGGCTTCACCAAGCATGAACTTGCATTTTGCCAAAGTATAGTCTTTAATCCATTTTTTTGCCAAATAATCTTTGAATAATTCAGAATCTGGTCTGTGCATATACACCATCATTAAGACTTTTTCGTTTGCTCTTGGTCTTTGTAAGATAGTTAATTTTTTAGTTGTTGTGTTCCATTTAAATTCAATAAAAGAACCAAACATTCTTCCTACAAGTTCCTGATATTGTGAGAATAAATTGTATGTTGCCACTCCACCCATATTAGAACTGGCTAAAAGATATGTATTTGTGTATGCTAGATTGAATGGTTCAAAGATTGTTCCACCGTCACCACCACCTGATCTTGACCCAATTGTTCTTCTGAATATTTGTCTTACCTCAATAATCTCATTAGCCAAAATATAATCGTTTACATCATTTTCAAGTGGTAAAAATATGTAACTTTCTTCAACAGAATTGTCTGCTCTCTGTCTGAATCTGTCTAATGAGTCCTGTAATGCGGTCTCATAGTGTGAAGGATCCAGTTCTACATCCACCATTCCGCCACCTAGCGAATTGAATACGTAGTCGAATATCTCTTGTTTTTCTGTGGTTAAATTGCTCATTTATAATATCCTTACTGATATTTATCAGTAGTGACCATCCGATAAATATAACAGTATGCCTAGATTAAGTCTATATAAACCCGAAAAAGGTCATGATTACACGTTTTTAGATAAAACAGTAGTAGAAATGTTCACTGTTGGCGGTACTGATGTCTTTGTACACAAATACTTAGGACCTAAAAATCCAAGTGAAGAAGAGGCCACAGCGGCTGAACCTAGATATAATGCTGTAAAAGAAACTAATATTCAGGATATGCTGTTCTTAGAAAACAGGGATAGAAAATATGATCCTGACGTGTATAAACTTCGTGGCATTTATAATGTGGCAGATATAGACTTTGATATGAGTCAATTTGGACTTTTCTTAGCCAATGACACATTGTTTATGACAATACCTATCACTTCTAGTGTTAAAACTTTAGGCAGAAAAATCATGCCAGGTGATGTGTTTGAACTGCCACATCTTAAAGACGAGTATGCTTTGAACGATTTTCAAGTTGCACTAAAACGTTTTTATGTAGTTGAAGATATAAACAGGGCCGCAGAAGGTTTTTCGCAAACTTGGTATCCGCATTTATACAGAGTAAAATTAAAACAAATTTACGACTCTCAAGAATTTAAAGACATACTAGATTTACCTACAGAAGAAGGATCTTCACAAAAATTACGTGATGTGCTTTCAACATATGAACAAGAAATGCAAATTAACAATGCTGTTGTTCAACAAGCCGAAGCAGATTCTGGCAAGTCAGGATATGATATTGCACATTTTTATACACTTCAAGTTGACGATAAAGGTAAGCCTGAACTTGTTACTACTGATACAAGTAAATTAGACACATCAACACAAAACACATTGGCTGATAGAGTTAATCAGACACCAACTAAGACTGGTTATGATGGCTATCTATTAGGCGACGGACTTGCACCTAATGGTGAAGTATTCGGCTTTGGTATTAGTTTTCCAACTGCTTCTGATAAGGGTGATTATTTTTTACGTACAGACTTTTTACCCAATAGATTATTTAGATATGATGGTGGGCGTTGGGTGAAAATGGAAGATAACATACGACACACATTATCACAAACAGATACAAGAGCAACACAAAAAGGTACATTTATTAATAACACAAAAACTAGAA